TTTGGAGAAATTGGATAATGGCCGGATTACGCCCGGATTACGCCCGGGATAATACCGGAAGACGACCACCAAATAGCTTGACAGGGGCTTTATTCGAGGGAATCTTCGGCGTTCAGGATTTCATCGGGGACGTTCTTCATGCTCACGCGGGTAATCTGCTTGAAGTATTCATCGAGGTTTTCCTTGTGGGCAAAGCATCGCCCATTGATATAGGTGACGGGCATCCCGAGACGGACGAATGTCGAGAACCATGTTTTCGTCAGTTTCAGGTGGTCCATGATCTCCTGGCGCGATGTGAGAAGGTTCATAATCTCCGTCCGGATAAACGAAAAAGGGCGCACCATCCTCGCGGATCGATGCGCCTCGGTTTTTCCGATAGCGTTATATTTTAATCTAATTCTATATCGGTGCGTCCATCTTCTATCTTTTCGAAGGTCGTTTCTCTTACCTGCCAGAACCCTTCACACATTTTGTCGGCCCATACTTCTTCACCATCAGAAAGAAGCATAATCCCATATTTTCTACATAATGCTTCATATTCATCGAAAAATTGATTCAATGTCTTTCTATCCATCGATTCCTCCTCTTGTTCATTTATTCTCGAAATAGATATATCCAGCAAGTTGTACAGATTTTGCTCCTATAATCTCATTTCGTATAGGACGGTCGTTTCCTTCGACTATCCAGACCCGATTGCCATCAGAAGAGAACATCATGCCGTGTTTTTTGCACAAACATTTATAATCTTCCAAAAATTCCATGATCTTTTCTGTATCCATCAGTCTCCCCCTATGGCTTAATATTTTCAGTCTTGCGGATGTTGACTATCTTTCCATCCTCAAAGCGGAGTTCAAGAATACCAAAAAAATGGCGGGCGGCCAATTCTTTAAGTAGTTTAAGAATTCTTTCCATCAGCCCCCCACGCCATTGCTGATGAAACGCCGTTTCGGCTTGCGGCCCTCTCCTCCGGATGCCAGCAGCCTCAATCCACCACCAGGAAATTCCATCTCGACACAGGCGGCCGCCAGGACCTCGGCATCGAGCAGATGATTCGGCCGGTGATGCACGTTGACCCATTCCTCGCGACCCTTATCGTCCCGCTTCTTTTCCTCCGCCAGGATCTGGGAGACATAGTCCTGGCCCGTGTCGGCATGCAGAAAGGCCGCGCCCGGGAGGCTCCTGGTGTCGTCATTGGAGGCCAGCTGCAGGCGGTAGTGATATTGATCTTTTGCCTTGTCCGTATCGATGGACAGGATTCGCAGGGCCCCCTGCAATTTTTTCCCGTTGGGCGTCGACATGATGCTGTTCCCGAGGGCCATCATTCCCGGCAGCGCCCTCGATGATCCCTTCGATCCCCAAAGGGCGACGCCGCCGCGGCCCCGATTCTTGACCAGCCAGAAATACGTCTCCTCCGTCATCGTCATGTCTTCGTACTTTTCGCCGCCGCCGGTGTCGACCAGGGCCCGGAAGATCTTCAGGTGCCGGCCCGTGTCCCCGACCGGATAGTGTGCTTCATAGATCAGCGTCTCCACCTCCTCCCAGGTTGCAAGAAAGCCATAATGCACGAGCCAGTTCGTGAGATCTCCGGCCCAGGCCCGAACGACAAACCAGAATCCGTATTTTTGAACGTCGACGCCGCAGGTCAAGACGATCGCCGCCTCCGGCGCGATCTGCGTCTTTACATCGCACCGGGCGGCCAGGACCTGCTCCGCGTTTTTCGAGATCACGGTCAGCTTCCAGGGCTCCGCGAGATGTTTATTATGAAAATCCTTGAACTTGTTCATGTCCGTCAGGCCACGAAGGAACGCTGCGGCAATCTCGGACAGGGAAACAAAGGGAGAAAGCCAGGACGGCAGATGGAATCCGATCTTCACCGGGTGATGGCGCCGCAGGTATTCGGCGAGAGGAGTTCCCGCGTCTTCCTTTGCATCTGGGCCCGAGTCCTTGGTGCGTGCTCTCCATTTTCCCAGGCGGACGGCCATGTCGCGGTCGTAGTCATTCCATTTCGCCCGGCAATGGGGGCATTCATACCAGGCGAGCTTCTCGGCCTGGATGGTCTCCGGATCCTCGGAGTGACATTTCCCGTCCGCTCCCGGCTCATCCTGATGCGCCCATTTGATCTGGCTGAAAGTCATCCTCTGTTCGGATCCGCAGGCCGGGCAGGTGACGTAATAATCGAAAATGACCTGCGCTTCGCTATTCAGGGCCGTCCAGATATTGCCTGGCTCCACGGTCGGCGTCGAGATCTTCCAGATCTTGCGGTTATGCCGATAGGTGATTGTCCGCGCCTCGCCGAGCGAAATGGGATCCGTTTCCCTTTTCCCGGCCGTGTCCGGGTACTTGTCCGTTTCATCGAAGACCGCGAACCGGATCGGCTTGTTTCCGAGCCTTGCCGCCGACCTGGCCCAGGCCGTATAGATCGGCATATGCTGCAGGCTGATCTTCTTGTGTGAATTATCGTCCTCGAGGCCGGTCAGATAGGTCCTGAGCCGCGGGCTCCGCTTGATCATGGGCAGGACCCGGTCCTCCATGTTTTCATTAGACGTGAGCTCGTCAGGGTAAATGAGCAGAACCGGGCCCGGATCCCGATCGATGGCATAGCCGACACAATTGAGAACGGCCTCTGTCACGCCAACCTGGGGCGCCTTGCAGATGATGATCGTTCGAACCGATGGGAAGAACGAGGCGTCCATGATGCCGGCGAGGTATGGAGTGACGCTGTTTTTCCATTTCCCGGGCAAAACAGACAAGGTGACGTGTCGGTATCGTTCACTCCAGACCGACACCGGGATCTTCCTGTGCTTCCGGAAGATCTTTCGCTCCGGCTCGGAAAATCGGAAGGTATGGCGGATCGCGCCTGTCTCCTCGAGGAGCGATGGAGGAAGCCATGGCGAAGATCTCGGGATTCGGATCAAATTCAGCATGCGATCTCCTCTTCGGTTTCGTCACCATCATCGAGACCAGCTTCCTCCTCGGCGTCGATGATGATCTGATGCTCGGCGGACAGAGCATAACTATTGATGTGCTCGTTCAGGTCCTGGTTCATCATGTTGATGAGGTCCCCGACCTTTTTGGAATCTCCCTCAACGAGCCGGACCCACTCCGCCGCCCTGGACTGTACCCAATGCTTGAGTCCCGCCTCGAGCACGCCGGCCCGAGCCGCGAGCTCGATCTCCATTTGTTCCCTCGGGATGTACTTCTCCAGGTCCTTTCCGAGGGCCAGTTCCTTCCGTCGGCCCTCCAGATCCAGGAGCTTGAGCTCCCTCTCCAGCTTCTCGCGCTGGAGCTCGTCCATCTTTTCGCTGACCTTTTTCCCTGTCGACTTCTTCTTGAGCCATGTCTTTGCGTATCGCTCGACGTCCCTCTTAAGGTATGCTCCGCTCTCCTGGGGCAGGATCTTGCCTTCGTTCTTGTGCCGGTAAAGGCTGGTCTTCGTAACTTTCCAATCGGTCCGCAGGTAATCCAGGACGTCGGCGATGGCCTGGAATGTCGTTATTGACTCCTGGGAGTTCTCGTCAGTCACTTGTCAATTCCTAAACGAGGTTCGATCCGTCAATCTCATCAGCTGGATGCGCTACGATATATCCTGTTACTTCCGGATCCCGGAAGACGAGCTCATTGATTCGTCCCCCGACATATTTCCCGTTCCGCAGAACTGCCAGCCGGTCCTCTATGTTTATGATTTTCACGCCAGGATTGTTCCGGAGCAGATTCCTTAATTCCAGAATTCCGCGGGGTAGATCCGGCGGCAGTTCAAATTCATCCCTTTTGCGATCATCGGGAGCTGTTCGAGTGGCGCTTTCTTTCTTTCCGGCCGCGTCACCAGCGGGCACCGACCATGACATCGTCAACGCCGGCGGCAGCCCTGCTTGAATCCATTTATCAAGGTCTATCCCCAGCCGATATGCCTCGCCGGGATCCTTTCCCTGTGGCACGGGCCACCTGCTGCAGCGTTCGAATTGTTCCGACCACCATTCCATCGCCCGGGCGCCGGCGGCGTCATAATCGAGCGCATTCAGGATCTCGAGGGCCCCCTCGAGGAGGGCGAAGGCCTCGGCATCCGGCTTCGCGGATACGGATCCCATGGCCAGAGAGCCGGCCGTCGCATTGCAGGCCACGATCGCGATCGCATCGAGCTCCGCCTCAACGACGACGAAGGCGCGGCGCTCGCGGCCGAGGATCATGGGCGGCATCGCCGACCCCGGGAGGACATAGTATCGGGGCTCGCCTTCCGGCCTGCGGATCCGGATCCGGTAGATGATCCCGTCGATGATGTAGGGGATGACCAGGCCGCGTGGGATCCAGAGGGCCTTCGGCCTTCCATCATCCCTCGTGGCCTCCTCGAGCCCCCATCCCTTCCTTGCTCGGAAGATATCCTTGCCGTCTTCACCTGGATTCCATCCGAGCTGGAAATCTTTCGCGGTCTCCTGGGAGATCCCCCGGCCGGACAGCCAGGCGATCGCTTCTCGGTTCCTTTCAAGACAGGCCTGTGACCAGCTGATGAACTTTTCCGCCTTTTCCTGCCAGAGATCCCCCGGACATGCGTGCGATACCGGCTTGAATTCCGGCTTCGTCCTCGGCTGGGAAGGGGCACCCCCAAGATCTCGCCGGGACGGCAGGGAGATGTTGAGCTCAGCACACGCATTCCTGAAAGACATGCCCTCAAAGTCCCTGAGGAACTGGATATTGTCTCCCGTCCTTCCGCAGCTGCGGCACCAGTATGCCCCTTTCCCGTTGTTCTGATCCGGCCAGACGTGAAAGCGATCGTTCCCTCCGCAATCCGGACAGGGGCCCTGCCATTCTCCGCCATGGGTACTGGCCACTTTTTTCAGAATCACCCTTTTTGATGCCAGTTCCAGGACATTCATTGCTTTTTCAAACCCTCCCTGTCATCCTATCAATCCGGAATCAGTATCGAATTCACGGAAATTTCGTTTTTTGCTGATTTTTGCCCTTTCTTTTCTTTCTCTCCCCTAACTACTCTTATTCATTCCATAATAATCTGTTTTTAGTATTTAATATCTCCCCCTTCGGGGAGGGTTGGAGGGTTTACCCCCTATTATTTCGTCCTAAGGTTTTTGAAGAAAGCGATTACAAAAAAACCATGGAAAAACCCTCCACTCTCCCTGAAATTGACACAACCATCCAACTATCTACGGCGATCCCCGAACGATATTGGCAAGATGCGCAATGTTCGGAAAATGGGCGCGAAAAACAAAACCATCCCCGGATCCGGGGGTCCATGAGCTCATAAGGCCCAGGTAGGTGGATTGCTTCGGGGAGGGTTGGAGGCTTATTCATAGTTTTTCCATCAAACTCTTGTTTTCGTGAAAACGATAAAAACACCCGGAAAACCCTCCTACCCTCCAATGAGGTCCTTCAACTTGATCCCCTGGTACATGACGCAACCCTCCGACTTCCATTTCTCAAACTTCTGGCTGAGCTGCTTCCCGAACCAGGTCCCGCTCGGCTCGCTCTTTCCGATGTTGTCGTGATACCAATCAACAAAACGGCCATAGAGGGCGGAGGACTTTTCTTTTGCTGCCTGTTCACGAAAGCAGCATTCATCGATGAAATCGGCCAGCAGGTCCTCGTTCCGGCGGTAGAGCTCCGTGGCCTCCGTCACATCGCGGGGAGGTTTGAGGCCGTGCTTCTGCCAGAGCAGGCATCCCTTCACCAGCCACGCCAGGATCCCGGGAGCCTCCTTCAGGATCTGCTGGTCCAGGTCGAGGATGGCGCGGCGTTCGTGTGCCTCTTGAGGATCCCGATTGACGAAGGAGATCATGAAGGGGATCAGGTGAAGGCGTTCCCAGAAGGCCTTGTCATTCGGCGGCGCCTGGGGCTGGGTGTTTGTCATGAGGAAGAGCTTATGCGTCGGCGAGAAGCGCGTCGGGTACTTGTCGTGAGGGCTGCGGCCGACGAGTTCGTCCTTCCCGGTCAACCATTTGATCTTCGAGGCGCTGAATCGCTGCCCCTCGTCGATCTCGGACGCGAACGCCATGCGGATCCCCTTCAAGCTCATGATGTCCGGAGACGGACCCGAGGAGCTCTTCGAGTATTTCTGCGAGAGGAGCATCTCCGCGGGGATGGACCCGGCCAGGGCCCCCATGACATGGCTGATCGTCTCAACGATCAGGCTGCGGCCGTTCCACCCGGTCCTCCCGTAGAGAACGGGGAACACTTTCTCGTTGACCAGGCCGGTGATCGCATATCCGAAGAGCCGCTGCAGGTACGCCACGAGCTCCTCGTTCCCGTTGAAGATCTCCAGGAGGGACTTTTCCCAGAGTCGGGCCTCTTCATCGAACCCCAGGAAGTCGATCGGGCTGGCCATGGAGAGATAGTCTCCCGGCCGGCCTGGCTTCAGCCGCCCGGTCTCGAGGTCGACGACGCCGTTCGCGCATGGGAAAAGCATTGGCTTCGAATCGAATTCCTCCCCTGCGATGGCTACCGGGTCGTCGATCGTGTGGGCAAACTTCAAGCACGCCGTCCGGCGCCGGTCGGATCTGAGCCCGCGGGCCCTGGTCAGGAGGGCCGTCTGCTGACCCGTAAGCCTTTTGATTTTCGAGGCGGCGTCCACCTCGTCCGTCTCGTTGATCTCGATGATCCTCTGACTCACCCGCTTGTATTCGGCTAGGTAGTGGTCGACCACTCTCTCAACGCCGGCCAGCGATCGGGACATGATATCCCGTTGCCAGGAATGGCCGGCCCACTCAAACCACTCCTGTGTGTTCTTGCAGTAGAGAAACTGATCCCGGAAGAGTGTGGCGTAAATGATTCCATCCCCCAGCTCGTTGGCGAAGAGGCAGTCCTGGATCAGCTTGCTGGTGATCTTGGGTGATTCCTCGGCCGGCTCTGACTGTCCAGCCTCCAGATCCACGCGCTCCTGAACCTGTTTCCTGATGTCCTCGACGTTATCGGCCATTGATCCTTCGTCTCAGCTGGTAAATCCATCGCAGGGAAATGCCCTCAACGGCTCCGTGGATCTTCTTCGGGTGCACTTTCTGTCTCAACAGGCCCATCACAACCGCCTTCGTCTCGGGGCTGACCTGGTGATCCGATCCGGCCACGAACTGGCGCCTGCAGCTGGGGACCAGACAACGCCATTTCTGCAGGCCGGCCTTCGTCTTTCCATACTTGCCGATTTGGTCGCTCTTGCAGTCTGGGCACCTGATTCCTTCCATCATTCGCTCTTCACAGATTCCCATTTTCCCACGAAAATGAGAGGTTTTCCGGACACGAAAATCGAGGTTCTGCGTTCCGTATGAATTTTCATTTTCCGGAAGGACCCGCTCACCCGGTGACCCCCATAGATACTTGAGATGATTCTCCAATCAAGGGGCGCGGGGTGGGGGATGGTGACGGCGCTCCGCTATTAATGATGAAGTAATAAAGGAACTTCATTGTTGATTTATCCCTTCTACTCTTTCCCTCTCTTCTGTCTTGAAGCACGACATGCACCTTCGCTGCTCGATCACCTTGCGCTCTATGTAATAGTCAACGACCTGTCCCTGGTAGTAGCGAGGCACCCGGCACCGCTCCGTCCGGGCATACTCCCACTTGCTCCAGTTGTGCCAGATCAGGCACATGGGACTGCCCATGGAAGGTCATCGTGCGTCCGGCCGTCGAGGAGTCGGCCGGCGGATTTGCGGCCCACGCGGATTGAATACCAGCGATCACTCTCGTTCCAGACGTGGTTCCTCTTCGGATCTGCCGGCGGCCAGCCGACATAGTGGTCGTCGTTCTCAGTCCAGGGAACCCACTCCCCCCATTGCTTGAAGAAGAACGGCACCCCTGCCGCCGCGCATTGATCCCGGACCGACCGAACCCACTCCGGGTACATGGGCCTGGCTCCCGGGACGGTCTCGCCGCCGAGGATCACGGAATCAAGTTGACTTTCTGTTGGATGATACGCTCGGCGGTGACACTCTGGGCACCGGCAGGATGCTTTGTGCTGTAGGTAGTTCCACAAATTCACCGGCCCCAGCATCGGCTCGATGGACAGAAACTTCTTGCCCGGCACCTTCAGGAAGGTCGGGATCTTCGTGTCTGCTTCCTCCTGGTTACAGACGGTGAGACCCATCCAGGTGTTCTGCAGCGGCCACGCATCAGTAGGGTCTGGTGCTTCATGATCAAGCAAAAAGTGGTCTCCACAAGATTCGCTGACCCTATCAACTCTTTGGCGAACTCCGACATCATATCTGAACCATTTTGCCATTCGATCGGCCCGCTTCGTTAGGACCAGGAATTCGTGACGTTCCGACAAAGCCATTCCCGCAAATGCCTTGTCTACAAAATCGTCCGGCACCGCCTCATGGAACAGGTCGTTCCAGACCGCGTACACGGTCGGCGTCTTTCGCTTCAGGGGGATGGACAGGCGCTCGGGGTGAAGGTGGATTCCCTTCCCCTGCATGGTCGGTCCCTTATGAAACCGCTTCTCCATTGCAAGCGCCCAACACCGCTCGCACCCCGGAGAACAGGGGGTGCAACCGGATACCAGGGACCAGGGAAGGTCCCAATAACGGCCCTTCGATATGTCGATCATTTCTCTCCTGCTCTCTGCAGTCGATCGATCTCAGCGGCGATCAGGGCGCCGGCAATGACGAGGCGACGAAGGTGGCTGTGCTTCTTCCGCTTGTCCTAGGACTTGTCCCACGGCCAAGGGTCATAAACTAAACACTCTATTCCGTTGACCACTCCGGGCGTGTAGATTGGGATGGGACTCGCATAAAGGACAGCAGCAACTGCCATGTCCTCTTTTTCGTGCTGATCGTCATGTTCAGCCGTCCATCCCTCTACCAGGATCTGCCGCTCTCTTTCCGCTGCGATCAATTCGATGCCCGTCATGGCGTCCTCCCCGGCGGTGCTAAAACTCTGACCGCCCATCAGGTCATATTTCGGTTCAAGGCCGGTCATCCGTTACCCTCCATTTGCCGGACAGCCCTTTTGATCAGCTGGGCATCGTCCGGATGGGAATCGACGTCGAGTGATATGCTGCCTCCAGAGACCATGACCTCCCCGGCCACAATCTGGCAGAAGCCGGCGGACGTCACCTTTCGCCCGCCGATCGCCTCGGCGACTTCGCTGTGGACCAGGTTGCCAGGGAACAGGATCGGATAACAATTGTTCAGGATGACGTATTTCAGCATGTCGGTGTCTCCCTCCTGGCCTCCATCAGTTGCCCGATGAAGTCGTTGATGTCCGTCATGCACCCGACGTTGAAGACGGTGTTCCCATGAGGAAAGAAACAGTATTGACGCCATGGACCCCACCATTTGACCGTTCCGAGATGGGAATGGCTGGAATTGCTCAGACAGGCATACTTCTGAGTTTTAATCGTTCCACCCATCCATTCGAAACGGATGTATTTGTAGTCGGTTTTCATATTTTTCGAGGAGGATTATGCCTTCAGCGGCATGATGAGCGCCGTCATTCTTACGTCTGGGTTTTCACAGGTAAGAACAACCGGTGCTTTGGTTGAGGCATCGCCCTTCGCGCGCTTTATGGTCCATTCTCCGCCCCCGCTCAAAGCGGCAGACAAATAATCCATGTTCACGGGAACATTCACGGCCTGGAAAAATTTCCACCACCAATCCTTAAATTCGGTGCCGGCGTGGATCACGGTCTCTTTTTCATCGTATTCCTTGGGGAAAACCTTGTCGTAGACAGGATATAGGGCGCCGCCATTTTCCATGAAGACGAGGGCGTTTGGTGAGGCGGTGGGAATGTGCTTCCAGTTTCCGGATGGCAAAAATGAGGCCATTTCCGGTAGATCAGCAACATGCAAACGATGGCCGTCCGTTCCCGCGAATCTTCCGTTCCCATCGGAATTAAGGCAGCAGATATCCTTTCGCAGTTGGTCCTTGCAGACGGCTTTGAGCACCCATTTCAGGGCGTCAAAGGATGGATCCCCCAGCCGCTTCTTATCCATCGCTCTCTTCGTGATGACTATTGCGTTCATTTCAACGGTTCCTCCTCTCAAATCTTCCCTGACATTCAATGCATCGGGCCGCCCCTGGGACCGCCTCGAGGCGTTCCGGTTCGATCTCTTCTCCGCAGTCCCTGCAGCACCGATGAGCTGATTCCGGAGGAGCTTCTTGAGATACCTGATTCCGCCGGCGGAAATGATTGATCAGGGCGTTCTGCCTGAAGAGCTCATCGTTCTGCTGGGCGATGTCGATCTCGTCCATCAAGCTGGGCGGGCCTTTTCCCTTTGCGAGGACGGAAGCCAGCTCGAGGGCTTCATTTTATTGATGATTGAAGTCCATCGTGGTTCCGGCTTGGCGATTTTGGGCTTCGCCACTCGGCGCCAGGCAAGGCGCTTCAGGCTCTTGATCACCGATTTCTGATAACAGGGGAGGCAATGGCCGACCAGGATCTCAGGTTCGCCCTCCTTGGTGACAACCCGGAAAAAGATCTCCGCCATTGGCCGCCCAAGCTCGTCCTTCACAATTCCGCCGCTGTGGATGCTCAGAATCTCCATTATCCGTCCTTTCCGAAGTCAAGGATCTCTGCCGGCACCTTCCCGGCCAGGTCGACGCCCGATTCCAGGATGACCTTGATCAGTTCTTCCTTCTTGCAGCTCTCCCATTTCCCGCGCTTCTTCAGCAGGACCTCATAGAGATAGGCCTGGGCCTTCGGGTCCTGGTCGATTCCGGTCGACCGCATGATGGATAGGATTTCGGCGATGGTCTTTTTCTGGAGGTACTCGAGGTGGAGGGTCCACTCTTTGGCCAAGCTGATTCCCAGCGCATCGGCAACCTGCCGGCGGATCCGGTGATCGGTTTCCCGCTTAACAATCACCCGGACAGACAGCTGCAGCAGAATTTCCGGCAGATCGTCGTCTTCGATGAGCTCAACGTGGGGCCACAATTCATATTCGAAGACCCATGGGGATCCGTTAAACGTGCCGCGGTCCTTCGGCATCTTTTCCTTCGGGATCTGATTTTTGACGAACCAATCCCTGGCCGATCCGTCCGCAATGAGAATGCCGAGGATCTGAAGGCGCTGGGACAGGGTTTCCGATGGGTTTCGCTGTAGAGCCACCTCAGGAATGCGCTTCAGATAGAACTCCTCCCGGAAGTGTTCACCGTGCCAGGCAACCCTGGGCTCCTCGGGTGGCTCGGGTTGAGTCTCTTCTCCGGGCTGTTGATCCCCTTTGATCGGCGGGGCCTTCCGCTTCTTGTCCGTCATCTTCTTGAAGCACTTCTTTTCACCCATGCAGACTTTCGGTTCATTGATCGATCCATCCACGTTCATGATGGTCAGATGATGCTCACAGGAGCGGCATTCCTTCGGGACGACCCCACGGAAGGAATGAACTCCGTCCATCTTGCCGCGAATGTTGTCGAAGAACCGAAATCCCGTCGAAGTCAGCTTGTGGGCCTTCGCGAAGGCCTTCCAGGTCGACAGCAGCGCATTGTTCTGCAGCTGCTTGAAGCACGCTGGATCGAGGCACCTGGCTTTCTTGGATTCATCGGAGAGGGCCCCGAAGAGGTCCTCCTGGACGGCTGTGTTATTGCTGCAGGTATTGCAGCCGGCCTCGGCGGGATCGAAGAGGGCCTTCTCCATGAAATAGCCGTCCCGTTCGATATACCAGCCCATGCGTTCGACGCTGAGCTCATAGCGGATGGTCTCATTCCAGAGATCCTTCCGCTTTGCCGGATCCTTGACCCGGGAGAGCTGCTCGAGGTGCCCGATGCCGACTTCCCCCTTCTCCCAGGCCTCGAGGACCTCGTCAGGCAGATCCAGGACCATCACCCGGCGCCGGATGTAGCGCGGGGATATCCCGATGCGCTCCGCGAGATCTACAGCTGATGCCTCTCCTTTCCTGGTCAGCCATTCTTTGAAGGCCCTGGCCTCCTCCAGCTCGGTGAGGTCGTCCCGCTGGAGGTTTTCGATCATCATGATGTCGGCGGCCTCGTCGTCTGTCAGCTCCCGGACGATCGCCGGGATCGTCACAGAATCGAGGCCTCCATTTCCTTCTGCAGCGGCACAGGCACACCGCCAGCGCCGCTCTCCCGCGACGATCTCGTATCCGCCTGTGTCTTTCCAGGGTCGGATCAAGATGGGCTGGATCACCCCGTGAATCCGGATCGAGGCGGCCAGCTCTTCGTCCTTGGGCCCGCCGAAACGCTTACGCGGATTCGCGGGATTCGGCTGGATGTCCCGGAGCCGAATTTCCTGATAGCTCTTCTCTTCCATCAGCACCCCCTCGATGCTTTTCGTGAAATGCCAGAATGTGTGGATAATGTTTGATGATCGCCTCCGCTTTCTCGCGTCCGATGATGAGCAGCTCGTTCCTCTTCCCCGTGGGGATCTTCAGGACGGGGTACTTGTGGAAGAGGTCCTCTTCCGGAATCAGCATTTTCTGAGGCATGGCAACCTCCATTCAGAAAGCAAAAAGACCCCGGCTGCCGACACGATCGGCTCCAGGTGCGTCAGGCGAAGAGATCGGAACATTCAAATCTCTTTCCTCCTGGACCGGGGCTGTTGATAGCCTATGATCGTTTTGATTCAAGATCCTGTGTTCTCCTTCAGGAACTCCGCTCGCTGATCGAGAGCGCATTGGACGATCCAGAGAATTTCCTGGTCCGGGGTGCGACGATGCAATATGGCTGACTGACGGATGGATGCCAGGAGCTGCTGGTCGCTCTCCTGATCGCTGAAGGTAAGATGGATCGCATTATTTGTGTTGAATCTCTCTGCAAGTTGAGCCGAAGATGGACCGCGTCTGAAGGATTCTGATAACTGCGGATCCGGAAGGGGCTTAGATATCATATCGTTAATCTTATCGACCGTGACCGTGGCCAGGTATGTGGTCGGCTTGACGTCGGATACCTTCGGCTTCCTGACCTTAGGCTCGGGTAGCGTCCCCGCCTTGCGCCGGATCCAGTAGCAATGGCCGCAAAGGCCATAACTATGGAGCTGCTTCTCCTCTTTGCAATCTCCGCAGATGATGATCTTTTTCATTTGCTTCCTTGCTGCAGGCTTCGCTTGCTTTTCCTTTTTCCCCCTTTTCATCACCTTCTTCGGTACTGCAGGCGCCTTTCCGGATCTCTCGCAATTTACTTCAACTTTCCCGCTTGCGATCGGCGGAAGATCTTCGTCAGAGAGCCAAGATGGCTCCCCGGCTTCCTGGCAATGCTCAAGTTGAAGGACTTGGATGGAATCCTCCCGGGCATCGCATTCATTCCGCTGGGTGCAGAAATCACAAGGCATAGCCCTCTCCTTAAAATGGGACCTTCTGTCCATCATGGATGAACCATTGCCGCCCCTGCCAGTCCTCGAAAACGATCCTGGTAGCCTCCTGTCCGTGCTTCCTCATGCGCCTCTGATGTTCCTTTAGTTCTTGACCCTCCAGGACCATCCCGGTCCGGAGATACCCCCTCTCCCTGCACTCACGGATGGCGCCCCAGAGAGCCACGCATAAAAAAATCATGATCCCGATAATCACGGCGATCATGATCCTGGTGGCTGTCTTCTCCGTCTTGGTTGCCATGGGAAAATCTCCTGGAAGAACCGGGATTCCACAAGGCGGCTCCCGGCTGGCCTGAGTTCAAGGAAGGTGTCATGGCCCGATATTGATCCCGCCTCGGTGCCGGGCGGGTCGGTGGGTATGGGGCGAGGCGGGAAGGTCTGCATGTTGCCATCATCCATCCCGATCCTGCCTCTGTGCCGTTTCTCCTATCTCACCCCGGGAGAGGGTAGGCATTTCAAGACCGGCTTTCCACGCCCTGCGGCTGACAGTCGTGGTTATCTCCCCGCCCCATGCCCACGTTCAGATTCTGGTTCGATGAATTCCTCCTCTTCCATTTCCGGTAGGCTGCAGACTCTTCAGAGTAAGCAGCTACAAACGCCAGGGCGGCCAGGATCAGCAGGCCGACAATGTTCGGTACCGGGAAGAAATCCCCATCGGATCCTGCCGCCATGAGGGCGATAATCGCGATGAAACAGACAATAATTTCCCGGACGCGTTTCCAGTTCATTGGATGCTCTCCTTTCGCCCGGATCCTGGTGGGCGGCCATGGCGCTTAACGGCTGGCCAAATGTTTGAAAAGTCCTTGCCCAGGGGGACCTTTCCCCCGGATCTGAGAAACCTCGGAAGGGCATCGTTGTCTCCTGCAACGGTCTGTTCGATAGCCTGGATATATGCGGCCTCGTTCTGCGCCTCGTTCATACCGCCAGATACAGCGGTCCGGACAGGGATCCCGCTGGCCTCCAGGGCCATTCGGATCCCGCGCAGCTCGTCCAGGATGGATGTCAAGAGCTGGTCCGTCACCTTCTATCCTTCCGTTTTTGTTCGCGTATACGTTGCGCTTCTCAATGTATACAGATGTTTACAAATGTTTACGTATGTATACGTGACAGGGCAAAAAAATTTGTTACCCTTACTTTAAAAGATCGCTGATTTTCATGTGGCCCTTTGCTTGATTGAGCAAGACAGTCTTCAAATCCTGGAGGTATCCGGAAATGACGTATTCGTTGATGAGAACGGCCAAGTCGACGCCTTTTGCCTTCGCGATCGCAAGAAGCTCCGACTTGAACTTTTCACCGGTCCGAAAGGAGACCATCTCTGTTTTCTTTTCTGGATCGATGATTCTTGGTGTGGAGAAGTCGAGCATGAGCTGCCCTTTCATAACGAGGCGGTATCCTCCGAGAAATGATTTGAATTCAGGCTTTAACCGTGTATAGTGTCACATCCAATAGGGAAGACGGCTTCGGCGATGAACACATCCGGGCAGGAATTCCCGTTTTCCGGCATTTCTTCGAGCATGTCGTGCAACTCCTGGAGAATGCGCTGATAGGAATTGCTGGTACGATACCCGGTGAGGGCCATGGAGAGGGTGGTCCGTCTGACGGTCTTTCCTGTTCTTTCGGATAGCAAGGAGGCGAGTTCGGGAAGAAGGCCTCGTGCGTCCATCCCTTTTTTCACCAGGAGGATTTTTGTTTCGATACGGAGGTTATCCATGAGCGCTGGTTTCTCCTTCGATGATCAGATTCTTGAAATCGCCTGTCCGACATGCGGAAAGAAGATCAAGGAGAAGGTCCGTTGGTTTAAGCAGGAAGGTCACGCCTGCCCTCACGGCTGCGGGACCGTTTTCAAACCGGAAAAGTTTCGCCGGGGAATCAAAGAGGCCGAAAAGTCGATCGCAGATCTGGGGAGGAAGATTGGGAACATAAAGATAAAGCTCTGACATCGTGGCTTGAAATTCCGAATAATCGATATCGATTGTGGCTTGCGGCATTTTGTCTCCTGATCTGTGAAATGGGTCGCGGTTTCTGGGGAGGAGTAATACACGAACGCTTGTATCTTTGTCAAGAGGAAATTACACGATAATTTGTATGCTCTGGGATAAAAGTACATTTCTTAATAATATTCAATATTTGATTGATGTTCATTGCGGATGCACGGCCAAGAACTTCAATGAACGGATAGGCATGCGTGATGCTGTGACTCGCTGGAAAAAAGACGAATTCAAACCTGCAGTCGAAACAATCCTCAATATATGCAATACATTTAACTGTTCAGTCGATTGGCTCCTTACTGGAAAGGATCATCCTCAAAAAGGAGATGACGAATTTTGCTGCTGGAACCCGGAGGTCCAGGAGGCTTGTCGCGAGCTGAAGGAGATCCTGGAGTCCGGGGATCCGGTTGCAGCTTCGGCCATCCAATCCAATCTGAAGGCCTTTACAGACTCTGTCAGGCGAAGAAAGGAAAATGAGAAACAGCGGGAAGAAATCAGGACGCTGACCAAGCGGGTTAAGCATTTGGAGAAACTGCATGGGGATGGAAAGTCGGCCGGTATCGATGCGGCCGACGATACCGGCATAAAAAAGAAGGCAATGTGATCTACATTGACTTTCCTGGCCGCAGCTCTTCGACTCCTGGAAGCAATCGCATATTTTTTTGCCTGAATGATATTATTATAATTATATTAGGGCATCGCGAACCGAAAGGAGGAGAGAATAATGATAAGGAAAAGTTGCTTCTTCATTTTTTTGTCCGTCTCCGTGATCGCCTGGGCATCGTGTTGCCTTGCAGCCGAGGTTTATACATGGACGGATAAAGATGGAACGATGCACATTTCCGATGTTGCGCCCGATAAGCCCGTAAAACTAAAAAGTGTTGATTCATTTCGAAGGGGGAGTCACCGGGAAGAGCATAGGGAAGGGCGGACCCATGATGTTGATCGGGTAATTGTAGAGAACATAACGCCCCAGCCCAAATCAGTTCACGCTTCATCGTCACCGCAGGATGATGAGGCGAAAAAGCAGAAAATCCGCGAACGAAAACGGCGTGAGATTGAGGATCTGGAAGCTCGAAGTTTGCGTTATCAGCAGAATCAATATGAAGCAACAGACAATTACTATAAAAGATATTGGCTTGAAGAGCGGCGAAAAATTGACCAGAAGATTGAAGATAAGAAGAGGGAACTGAACTGATGTCCATTGAATGGAGAAATGGGCGTCCGATTGTCAATTATTATCCTGATGGTCGGTACGGGAAGCGGATGCGGATTTACCTACCGGAAGGCACCAGCGAGCAGGAAGCCCTGGATATGGAATCTTCACTAAGGAATGCCGCCAGGGCAAAGAGGCGCGTCGCTTCGTCGGAGATCCCATCCTGTGCCACGCTGAACGATCTCTTCCCGCAATATCTACAATGGTATGAGTTGCACCGCGCCAGATCCTCGTATCTGGATATCAGGGGTGTCTATCACACCCATCTGGCCAGACACCTTGGGAATGAACCCGTGATCTCTCTGAATCGGCACCACGTCGATTATTACATTCGGATCCGGAAGAAGGAACGTGGAATTCTGAATATGACCCGAAGGGCCCAGGAAAATATAAGGGAACAAAGGAAGGCGGAAGGGGAGGGGAGTCCCGATCGGCGCCGCGGTGAGATCTCAAATCGGACCATCACAAAGGAGCTGACATATCTGTCCGGATTTCTGAAATGGTGCCGGGACGAGAGGGGTATTGGTATAACAGCGCTGAAGATCGCAAGGCTGCCGTACAATCGGCCATTGCCCATGGTGCTATCACCCCAGGAGGTCCTGGCCATCATCGAGGCGTCGGAACCGTTCTATCGGGCTGCCCTGGTCGGCCTCTATACCCTGGGTCTCCGGATCGGGGAGCTCCGGAGACTGAAATGGGAGGACATCGACCGTGAAAATAACGCCGTCCGCGTGCGCCAGAAAGGGGGCTCCTGGAAGATGCTCCCCCTGGGGACATGGTTTCTATCATGCCTCGATGAGATCGTTGATCCTGGGGTAAATAGGGACGTCGTTTTCAGAAACCCCTTGACGGGAAACCCCCTGGGCGATATAAGGGCCGCCATCCAGCGGGCTGCCAAGAAGGCCGGGATCCAGAAGCGGGTCACGCCGCATCTCTTCCGGCACTCTTTCGCAACCCACCTGCTGACCGGCGGGACGAACCTCCGGGTGATCCAGCAGTACCTCGGCCATAAGAAGGTGTCGACGACGGAATTCTACATGCATGTCGTCCTGGGGCACCTCCGGAATGCCTATGAAACGGTCATTCAGCCGCAGGTGGACGCGGGGAGAAATGGGAATCCGTGACTTTGTCGACAGGCTCCCCGGATAAGTAGTTGATATTCCGCCTTTCACATGGGACTTCTAATCCGTAGGTCGCGGGTTCGAATCCCTCCAGGCGTACCAGATAGATTCGTGGTGGGTGTAGCTCAACTGGTTAGAGTGCCGGGTTGTGGCCCCGGAGGTTGAGGGTTCAAGTCCCTTCACTCACCCCATCTTTTCTTCCTTCCTGTGCGCCCGTAGCTCAGCTGGATAGAGTCGCAGGCTTCGAACCTGTTGGTCGTACGTTCGAATCGTACCGGGCGCGCCAAAAAAGCCAAGGGGCAGCCGATTCCGCTCGGCAGCCCCTTGGCTTTTCGAGTTCTTGAAGGATCACTCCAGGTTCTTTCGGACCACCTTCCTCATCCGACCGGGTGGCGCCCGTTTTCCGCTCTACGGCCAAAATTCACGTGTCTTGATGAACGAACCCGCCGACCTGCTTCGGGGAGATGTCGAAAATCCTCGTCCCGGCGGTCTCGGTTTGCATTTGCTTTAAGATTTCGGATGATTTTGATCCGTGATGTCGATGCAAAAGAGATTCATTCCCAGATAATGGACGTAGCTGATCCGGCAGTCCGTATGAGGCTGCATATCGAGAATAATGTTCACTTCCCCGCTTGTTCCATTCTTGACGGTGCGGATCCGGCGAAGATATTTCCCGGAGACTTCTGTGATTTTGGGTATTTTGGGGCTCACCGTCGCATTGTTGATGGTCACACGGACTTCCGGCTCGTTTCCTTCCAGGATGCTTGCAAATAGGGGCTTGAAATAACCGTCGAATTCAATGGAGATTCTTTTGAATCCGTTCGGTTCGTATTGCAGCCGGACATCTTTCAACAGGATCGGATGCCCTCCCGGCAGGAGGATTTGCGACCAGCCGGAAGAGAATGCCGGGTAGGTCTGACCGCTTGCCTGAAGCGCGGTCGGGGCAGGGGCGGCATTATGACGGAGCGAGCGTTTTTGAGAAGAGGTCGGAAACCTTCTGGCGGGAAGCGTCATGTTGCCCTCGTTGAAAGAAAACGGGTGGTTTTGATTTACGGCCTTTCAACTCCATGAACGGTTAAGCACGTGGATTTTCCGTTCTGCGCTTGCCGCTTCTAGCCATGAGTCCGGCCAGGGGAGAGCCGACTTTGACGGCCGGTTCACACGAAAGCACGACCCTCAATCAGGTTGGAGCCTGTTGATTGGTGACACTGCTGCAGCCAAACGCCAGGAGATTCTGGATGGTTTAAACAACGGCTGGGTAAAATTATTGATCGGCACACATGCCTTGATCGAAGACCCGGTCACTTTCCAGAATCTGCAGATGGTGGTTGTTGACGA